GTTTTCCCACGCAAAAACTCCCAATGTGAAATTTTAGAATGGTTATTGAAAAGAGATGATGTAAATTGGCGAAAAACAACAGTAAACCTGTAGTAATGCTGACAGGTCACAGAACCAAAGCAGAAAAAAAAATTAGATCAGAATGTGAAAAAAAGTTACAAACTGATTTAAAAATTGTAGCTTTTACTGAGACAAAAAACAATATAGAAGCTTATAAAATATTTCGAAGCTTGAAAAAAATATATAACCAAATTGAATTTGTAGATGGTTGCGACAATTTCACTATAAACCGTTATTGTGTTCTGTCTGCTGAATGTAAAAGTATTGAATTACAATATGCAAAAGTTGAAAAAGATATAGATGAAGCTGCAGAAGTTATGCAAAGGATTGACTTATATAAAATACTTTCTAATTTTGAATTTGCATTAAATAAAAAAAGGGATATGCTTTTAAAACTAGAAGATAGAATGTTTTTAAATCCTGCATCCCGAATTAAATCAGTACCGAAAAAACCAAAAGAAGATGCGCCTAAATCTAAATTTGATAAATTTGTAAAAAGTGGATAATTGGAGTTGTTAAAAAAATGTTAGACCGAGCGACAGAGTTTGCTAGAAAAGTTGTTAATGGTGAAACAGTTGATAATCGTTCCTTCTTTGGGCGTAATGAGATATTATCCTGTCAAAGACATTTGAATGATTTAGAACGGCAAGGAACAGAAGATTTTCCATTTATTTGGAATGTTGAAAAAGCTGACAATTTTATATCATTTGCCGAAACACTAACACTTGCAGAGGGTGAAGATGGCGGTAATGCTACAATAGTATGTTATGAATTTCAATGTTTTATATTTGGAAATTGGGAAGGTTGGGTACATAAAGACACTGGTTATAATAGATTTAGAACATCTTATATTCAAATAGCTAGACAGAATGGAAAATCAATAGGAAATTCCGTTCCAATTGTATATTATGGGAATTTTGATAAATACCAATATCCTCAATTATATTGTATTGCAACAAAAGAAGACCAAGCTAAGATAGTTTTAAAAGAAGCAATAAAATTTATAAAAGCAGACCCTGAACTCGAAGAATTATTTACTATACAGGAATATAAAAGCACGATATTAGGAAAATTAAACAATTCTATAACAAGAGCATTGGGACGTGATACAAAAACTATTGATGGATTCAGACCTAGATTTGCTAGTATTGATGAATACCATATGCACGAAACAAATCAAATGTATAAACTTGCTCAAAAAGGTACAGTAAAATTAAAACAATGCCTTATAAGCATTATTACAACAGCAGGATTGAATTTGAATAGTCCCTGCTTAACAGAATATGATTTTTGTGTTAGAATATTAGAGGGAACAACTTCATCTGAAACACACTTTATTTATATAACTGATTTAGACAAAGAGGATAAAATAGGGGAAGAAATATATAATGAGAACAATTGGCAAAAATCAAATCCATTATGGAATGATACAACTCTAACAAATATGAGAACATTCGCAATTGAAGCAAAAGATAAAGGTGGAGCGGACTTAACTGATTTTTTAACAAAATCACTTAATGTTTGGGTTTCTCATTCAGAATCACAATATATGAATATGGACCAGTGGAAAGAGTGTGGTACAAATAAAACTCTTGAAGATATGAGAGGTTGTAAATGTTTTACTGGCTTAGACCTATCTAGTGGTGGTGACTTATGTAGTATAAATCATGAATTTCCTCGAATTGAAGTTGTAAATAATGAAGAAATAAAAAAGTATTTCATACATTCGCATTCTTTTATGCCTGCAAATAGACTTGAAGAACGAATGCAAGTTGATAAATTTGATTATAAGCAAGCAATTGCACGAGGTGAATTGACATTAACCTATACCAACGGCGGTATTAAAACAGATTACAAATACATATTAGCATATATCCAAGAGCAAAAAAAACTTTATAATATAGAAATTGAAGCGTTTGCATATGATCCACATAATGCAGATGCTTTTTTATCTGACTTATGTGAAATATTTGGAGTTGAAAATACAGTTGATGCGGTTGAAGTTATTCAATCTGCAAGGAATCTAAATTCTGCAACTGTAGATTTTAGATTAGATGTTGAAGCAAAGAATATTGAGTATAACATAGATAATAAGCTTTTAACTCACTGTATGGCGAATGCGAGGACAACCTCAAACAGTTTTAAAGAGATAAAGCTTGATAAGAACACAGCAGGGGCAAAGATTGACCCTATAGCAGCGATTATTGATAGCCATCATTTAGCAAGATATTATACACCAGTAGTTAATATTTATGAAACTAGAGGAATGAGATTATTATAAAGGGGGTGAATAAAATTTGGGAATAATAAAAAAACTAAAAATAGCAGGGCAGGCCTTTAAAAATAGTGGTGAATATGAAAATTTCGACCAAATGATAGCTGAGTTTTTAAAAGGCAATAATATTTCTGGTAATGGCATAGGAGGAGGCAAAATTGATAAAGACCAAGCAATGCGAATGGCAGCGGTATTTGCTTGTATTCGTGTACGTTCTGAAACGGTATCTTGTATCCCTTTAATATGTTATCAAAAGAAGGATGGTAAGCGTTCAGTTGCAAAAGATAGCAATCTATATAAGATATTTCATAATAAACCAAATAAATATATGTCACCATCAAGCTTTAAACAAACAATGCAATCCGATATTGATATATATGGAAATGCTTATGCTTATAAACAAAAAAATGTTTATGGTGATTTATTAGGGTTGCTTCCAATAAAAGCTGGGGCGGTCAGGTTGAAAGTTGATAATTTTACACCTACATATGAAATCAATACCGTTGATGGAATGAAAATGTATACACGAGATGATATTTTTCATATTACAGGAATGAGTTTTGATGGTATAACTGGAATTTCACCAATCGAGTATGCAGCTAGAGCAGCAGGATTAGGTTTAGAATATGAGCGATTTTCACAAGAATTTTTTAAAAATGGTGCTTTCCCTAGTGTAGCTATTGAAATGCCAAACGCAATGACAGACATAGCATTTAACCGACTTAAAGAAGAAGTGGATAAAAAACATAGTGGCACACAAAATGCAGGAAAACCCTGGATAATAGAAGATGGCGGTAAAATGACTACTCTTTCAGTAAATGCAGCTGATAGTCAGTTTATCGAAAATCGTAAATTTCAAAAAGAAGAAATTGCATCTATTTATCGTGTACCAATGCACTTGATACAAAGTTTAGACCGTTCCACTAATAACAATATAGAACATCAATCATTAGAATTTATAAAATATACAATGCTAAATCAGTTTGTTAATTGGGAAGAAGCAATTGAAAGCCAATTAAGGACGGATCAACAAATATCAGATGAATATTATATGGAATTTAATGTCGAGGTGTTCCAACGTGGTGACTTTAAAACAAGAATGGAGGGTTATGAAGTTGCTCTTAGAAGTGGTGGTTTAAATCCTGACGAGGTTAGAGCGTTAGAAAATAGAGAGCCTATACCGAATGGATTAGGACAAAAATTCTTTATATCTCAAAATGTTAGAGGAATTGACGAACAATCAAAAAGTATAACGGGGGTGAATAGTTAATGAGCAAATTAAAATTATGTACAGCTGAGAACTGGAAAAAAGAAGAGGACCAACAAAAAGAAAATGGAATTTTAAAGCACTTCAATATTGAAGATATCAATGAAAAAGATATACGAGATACAGCAGACGGTTTAATAGTTCCTTTTATAATTTCAACTTCTAGTATTGATAGAGATGGAGATACAATAAGCATTGATGGTTGGGATTTAAAAAACTACAAGAAAAATCCAGTAGTTTTATATATGCACGATCCTAGAAATCCCCCTGTTGCAAAATCAATGAATATTAAAATTGAAGATGGCAAATTAAAAAGTGAAGCGCAGTTTACACCACAAGACCTAAATCCATTTGGTTATATGATAGGTCAAATGTATAAAAAAGGTTTTATGAAAGCAACTAGCGTTGGATTTAAAGCTACAAAATGGACTTGGGCAGAAGATAAAGATCGTAAATTTGGAATTGATTTCATAGAACAGGAACTTTTAGAATATTCCGCTGTTCCTATTCCTGCAAATCCCGAAGCTTTATTGGATGCTAAAAGTAATGGCTTAGATGTATTACCTGCTTATAATTGGGCATGTGAGCTTTTAGAAAAAGGTTTAGTTGACAACAAAGATTTAGCAGAAAAAATTTATGCAATGTTAAAATCATCTAAAACAATTATTATAGGTGAAAAACAACCAAATACACAAGAAAATATTGACGGCGTCAATGCGGAAGAAATATCCGCTTTAAATATAAAAATATTAAATTTGAAAAAGGAGAATGTAACATTATGACACAAAAACTAAAAGCGAAGAACGCAGAACTAGTGGCATTATACAGCAAAGCACAATCAGAAAACAGAGTTTTAACAGACGAGGAAAAAACACTTGAGACTACTTTAACAGCTGAAAAAACAGCAATTGAAACCCAAATTGCAAACCAAAAGAAATTGGACGATATCGAAGCACAACAAAAATTGCTTGATACTCCTATTGGAAACTTCGCACAACCAAAAGACCATACAGCAAAAATGTGGAAAAACAACGGTGAATATTTAAAGGCGGTAAAAGATGCAGGTGTACCAAACAATACTCCTGACCCTAGACTGTTTAAAAATGCTAGTGGCGCAAATATAGCAATTGGTAGCGAGGGCGGTTTTTTAGTAGGCGAAGATATGGCCACAGAACTTTTGAAAAGCACATATGAAACTGCTCAATTAGCTAGCAGATGCTCTAAAACTCCAATCGGTTCAAACTCAAATAAATTTGTACAAAACACTATTGATGAAACTAGTAGAGTTGAGGGCAGCCGTTACGGTGGCGTTCAGGCGTTTTGGACAGGCGAAGCAGATACAGTGGCAGCATCAAAGCCTAAATTTGGAAAACTTGAAATCGAACTTGATAAAATAACAGCAATATGTTATGCTACAGAAGAAATGCTAGCAGATAGCACTCAATTAGGTTCTTTACTCCCTGAAATGTTCAGAGATGAAATGTCTTACAAACTAGATGATGGTATTTTATCAGGCACAGGAGTTGGATCTCCTCTTGGAATACTGAATTCAAACGCTCTTATTTCAGTTGCAAAAACACTTAATCAAGCAGCAAAAACCATCACATATGAAAATATTCTAAATATGTGGTCAAGAATGTTGCCAAAAAGCAGAGCAAACGCAGTTTGGTATTACAATATAGATGCCGAACCGCAAATATATGGATTATATCAACCTACAGGCACAACTGGTGTTCCAGTATTTACTCCTGCAGGTGTTACAGCTGATGGAATAGCAAGACTATTTGGCAGACCTATGATTCCTATTGAACAAGCATCAACTTTAGGCACTGTTGGAGATATAATCTTAGCCGATTTATCACAATATAGACTTATCGAAAAAGGCGGAATTGATGCCCAAGAAAGCATACATGTTAGATTTCTATATGGTGAAAACACTTTTAGATTTGTTTATCGTGTTAATGGAAAGCCTATTCCAAAAACAGCAATTACTCCTGCAAAAGGTAGTAATACACTTTCACCTTTCGTTACTCTTGCAACTAGAGGATAAAATCAAATAAAGGGGATTGATTTCCCCTTTAATATTAAAAAATATGGAGGAAATATATTATGTTTGAAATACCAGAAGTAACAAAGCCTATAATGGCATTAGCACCTGCAGCAGATGC